GTGGATGTGGAGGTGGATGTGGATGTGGATGTGGATGTGGATGTGGATGTGGATGTGGATGTGGATGTGGATGTGGATGTGGATGTGGATGTGGATGTGGATGTGGATGTGGATGCGGATGTGGATGCGGATGTGGATGCGGATGTGGATGCGGATGAAGATGTGGATGAAGATACAGATATGGATGAAAATGATAATATAAAGCCCTCAGGTGTTAATATAGATATGATGGGTTACGATGATGATGACTATGATTATGATGAGGATAATAATCAGGAAGATGAAATAGATTATTTAAATAAATTTGACGATGATTTAAAAGTAAATTATGTGGAACAATATCATCCAGAAGAAATTAGTATTAATTACGACGAAGTGCGTTCATTGAGTAGTATTACAAGGGATAGTGATGGTATTGTTGTAGATGAATTACATAAAACATTGCCTATATTGACAAAGTATGAATATACAAGAATACTAGGTGTAAGAGCGAAACAAATAAATGAGGGTTCATCTCCATTTGTTAAAGTAGACAAAGAAGTATTAGATGGATATTTAATAGCACAAATAGAAATAAAGCAAAAAAAACTACCGTTTATAATAAAAAGACCTATACCTAATGGTGGTATGGAATATTGGAAATTATGTGATTTGGAGATATTATATTAATTAATTTTCCAAATGTGATCACACGCACAACATAAATATACATATTTAAGTTTATTATCGTCATATCTTACAGAAATAATTTCATGTTTATCATCATCCGTATTAGAAGGGCATTCATTATTAGGACATTTGATAGTGGTTATACGTGGTAGTGTAGGATCAAGTTTCGTAAATTCGTTAATGAAATTTTGATATTTAGTGTCATTTTTTTGTACATTATTTTTAAATACACAAAGGTTCTCCGCGGTTGTGGGTTCTTCATTCCCACAATTTCTGCAATAGTTGACAAGAGTGTTTGATTCCTCGGTTGATAGTTTAATAAAAAGCATATTGTCGCAATTACTACAAAAGTTCATTATGTATATTTATAGTAATAAATATTTAATTTTATTCAATTTTAAATTAAATATTTTTCTTTTTGAATTAATGTTTCATAATTAATAACAGTGTCAAGACAATATATTCTTACTTTAATAACTGGATTATAAGTATTATATTTTTTTTTTATATCCGTATTAAGTAGTTTAAGTTCTTCTATAATGTTAGATTTGTTCTTTACAACATAATTTTTCATATCATTTCTAAATATTTCAAATTGGTTATTATCTTTTACATATTGATAAAAAAGTGCATATTCGTATGTTTTAAATTTTATAAATTCATTATAAGAATTAAAATCGACGTGTTCTTTAGAAACACCTGGTTCATTTAATAATGGTTCATTGTTTAACACTGTTTGCAGTATTAATAAAATAGATTTTATTGTTTGACAAGCTGACCATGGTTCTCCTTTCCACGTATTTAGTACGGATAAACACACCTTACCATCTCTATATAGATTAGGGTTGAACCTAGTTGTACCATCATTAGTATTATATAATACCTTTGGTGGCGCCCATGGATAATTGTAAGGAAAATTAAATTCAAAAAAAAAGAACCCATTATGATAGCATGTATCTTTTGGACCAATTATCATAGCATATCCTTTTAGAATATTATTTTCATCATGTTGGTAAAATATGTTTTGTTCTGTTAAGGGTTCTTTTGTTAGGTCTTTCACATCTTTTACAATTCTTTTGAATGTTTCTCTAGATACAATTGCTACATTATCCATAAGGTTATATATAGAATTATATTTATATTGTATTATAGATAAATAAAATTGATATGAAAATTATTTACTTCTTATATTATAAGCAATGACAACCAGTTATTCAGACTTGTCTGATTTCCTACGTAAACATCGTGTAAAAGATAAAAGTAAAATTACACATACAAGGATTGGTAGTAAAACAGATAATATTACAGGTGGTTCTTATGAGATATTGGAAAAAGACAAACCTATATTTTATCAACTTTATAATAAGGCAATTAAAAGTAAATGTGAATATTTAACCGAAAAACAGAACGCTGATGGTGTGGTTGCAATAGATTTAGATTTTCGCTATAATCAAGAAATAGACGAGCGTCAACATACAGAGATAGACATAGATAATATAGTAGATTTATATATTTCTCAATTAAATGAGATAGTAAAACTGCCGGAGACATTAAATATTTATGTTTTTGAAAAACCATCGGTAAATGATACCTTGGATGTTACAAAAGATGGTATTCATATTTTGATTGGAGTTTCTATAAAAAAATCATTAAAAGTGATTTTGAGAAATAAGGTATTAAAACAGATAGCAAATGTATGCGAAGACTTGGATGAGGTATTAATAAATGATTGGTCATCGGTTATAGATGAAGGCGTGAGTCATTCAACGACGAATTGGCAGTTGTATGGTTCCCGGAAGCCGAATCATGAAGCATATCAATTAACATATCATTACGAGTGTCAATATAATAGTAATATAGACGAGTGGAGTATTAAAATGTTAGACATTACTAAATTTGATTATGATAATAAATTGAATGAACTATCTGTTCAACATAATTATGAATTGTGTGAAATGAAAGAAGAGGTACGAAAAGAATATGAAAACCAAGAGAAAAAAGTAAAAAAACCTAAGGTATTGAAGGTTAATAATCAAAATGTGTTGATTAATTATGCAGAGATATCATCAGAAGAAAAGTTGGATCAAGCATTGGAAAAGCTACATTTAGATTGTGTAAATAATCCAAAAGATTATAAATTAAAAGAAATCCATGATTACACGATGATATTGCCTAAAAAGTATTGGGGTTCTGGCAGTTATGATAAATGGATTCGTGTAGGATGGGCTCTTCGTAATACAGATTTTAAATTGTATATAACCTGGTTAAAATTCAGTTCTCAATCCAGTGATTTTAATTGGACGGGTGCCGTAGATTTGTGGAGAATGTGGACAACATTTGGTGTTATAAATGACGACGCATTGACCGATAAATCAATCTATTTTTGGGCTAAACAAGATGCTTCGAGTGAATACGAAGAGAGAAAAAGACAGCACATAAAATATTATATAGATGAAACGGTAGAAACCAAATCTGACTACGATAAGGCGAATGTTTTATATCAATGGTATAAAGATAGATTTATTTGTGTAAGCATTAAAAACAACATTTGGTATGAATATAAGGACCAGAGGTGGTTTGAGATAGATTCTGCTGTAACATTAAGAAATTATATATCAACAGATATATTTGAGCTTTTCATGTTAAGAAGTCGAGAAAATAGTGCTAGATTGTGTCGTATGGACCAAGAGTCACCTGAATATGATATTCTTAAAAAGAAAAACGCAAAGATAGTTGAGGTAGCACTATCGTTTAAAAAAACAGATAAAAAAAATAGCACGATGAGAGAGGCAAGAGATTTGTTTTATGTGAAAGACTTTCTAAATTTGCTTGATAGCAAAAATTATCTATTGTGTTTTAATAATGGTGTGATGGATTTTGATGAAGGTAATTTTAGGAATGGAATACCTGAGGATTATACATCCAAATGTACGAATATAGATTATATTCCTTTGGATGAAGAAAGAGATAATGTTAAAATGGAAGAAATCAATACATTTATGTATCAATTGTTTCCTAACAATGAATTGCGTGAATATATGTGGCAGCATCTGGCATCAACATTGTTAGGTATGAACAGCAATCAAACATTTAATATTTATACAGGTCGCGGAAGAAATGGTAAAAGTAAGTTAGTAGAATTTATGTCGCTTGTTTTGGGAGATTATAAAGCAACCGTTCCAATCACATTAATCACACAAAAGCGCAATAGCATTGGTAGCACCTCATCGGAAATCGTTCAATTAATGGGTGTACGCTATGCGGTTATGCAGGAACCATCATTGGGTGATTCAATCAATGAGGGTATTATGAAAGAAATCACAGGTGGAGATCCAATTCAAGGAAGAGCGTTGTTTAAAGACACTGTTACATTTGTGCCTCAGTTTAAATTGGTGGCATGTGTGAATCAATTGTTTGATATCAAAAGTAATGATGATGGTACATGGAGGAGAATCCGTGTATGCGATTTTATTTCATTATTTACAGAAAATCCGGTAGATAATGATACTGAAAAGCCTTATCAATTTAAGGTGGATAAACATATAGAAACGAAATTTGAAGAGTGGAAATGTGTATTTATGGCAATGCTTGTTAATAAGGCATTACAAACCAAGGGTGAGGTAATCGATTGTGATATTGTTTGTGCCAAATCGCAACTTTATAGGGAAACACAAGATCATTTTGCAGAATATATTAGAGATAATATTAAGATTGCGGAGAATAGTAAAATTGAGACACAAACAGAATTGAAAGATAATTTCAATCAATGGTGGAAATTGAATTATAGCGGTGCACCTCCAAATGGTAAAGGACTGTTTGACTTTATTAATAGTAAATTTGGTAAATTCCAGAAGGGAGTTGGATGGTCGGGTATCTCATTAGATGATGAGGACGAGAAGATGGATAAAGAAGATGACCCATGCAACCTGACATGAAAACTTATAATTGAGTTATAAGGTATCGTATACATTTTGTGGAATGGCATTGGAGATATTACCTATCGTATAATTATAAAGCGTTTCCATATAAGTTGTGGTAAAAGGATATAATGTTATTATAAATACCATTGCCCATAATTTATCATTATAGTATTTTTTATTAATAATCATAGTTTTTATTACGAAAGCAGCAAGTAATATAAAATAAACTATTTTTATAATATAGATATAATTATTCAATTTATTATTTACACTATCATAATAAAAAGATTTTCTTTGATTAACATCATTATTTATAGCATTATCAGTTAAAAAGTTATCAAAAAGCGATTCATAATAGGGATTAATTGACTTAAGCTTTTCTATATTTTCTATATTTGTTTTAAAGATAGTTTCGTGGTCTCCCATATAATAAATATAAATATAAATATAAATAATTTATGTTTATTTGTTTTAAAGGTGTAAGAGATATTAGACATCAGGTGAAAATCCAGGTGAAAATATCTTACGCCAGTCAGACCATTTCAGTGGTGTATCAGCGACAACATCTAACCAACCATCGTCAGCTGTAAGGTATTCATCGTCTTGTTCCAAATTACCTAATTTGCTTGGGTAATATGACCAAGCCGGAAGTCGCTTGTCGCATGCTTTTCTACATTGAGTTTTAATAGTATTTATCTCATCATTATTTGGACCGTCGCTGAAACAGTTATCAAGCATGTCATATGCACAATTTAATCTACATCCAAATTCTATATCGTTTTTGTCTCTATCTGCCCAACCTGTATCATTTAGTATGCTTGTCGCAGTCGTAATATCATCATCAATAAGTTCTAAATGTGCAAATGTCCCGTCCTGATCGCTATTAATGAATCTTGCGTAATTGTCCTCACCATTTAGGTCTGTTTCTATAATACTTTGTTTATCTTGAATTTCCTTTGTGTTTTGGTATTTAGCATTGGCATGGCATGATAATTTACGATAATTAGGATCATTAGTCAATACATTATTCCCGTCAGCATCATCTGTTTGCGTTAAGCAACTATTGCATAACATTTTTGCTCTCCATATTGCATTAGATTGTTCACAAATAGCCGCGTCACGTATATCAGAATCTTCATTGTTTATACGAGCATCTAAGTCAGCATCTGCACTGCCACCGGTTCCATCTTCATTATCTTTAGCTTTAGTGCATAAATCAATACAATAATTTCCACCTAGTCTTTTACCTGTTATTCCATCCTTATCCGTCTCATTATTTAAATTATTAAAATGTTTAAAACTAAGCATATTAGTTATATTTGATTCCCATTCTGGGTTATTTTGAGGTTCTTTTTCGATATATGAAGACATATTAATATTATTCATATGGTTTGCACATTTAGGATCGTTAAAACATTGATAAAATGAATAAGGACCACAAGATTCGGGATTATCTAAACTAGGTTCGTTTATCATTTCTTCATTATCTTCAACTGTATAACATATATTTCTTCCATTGTCTATTATCCCATCACACGTCATGCCTTCTATATTTTTACGTCCTTGGAAACCACTAACATTTGTGTTGCAACTTCCACCGTATTTGTTGCACCCATCATAATGTATAGCACCACCACTGTCTCTGCAAGATTTACAACAATAAGCAGCAAGGTCACCATATGCACCATATGTATCATATGTCTTACCATTATCATTTGCATTAAAATTTTTGTTGACCTGATGGTTACAATTAACTGAAAGACATTGGGGGGTTTCATTACTTGAATTATTCTCAGACTTAGTTATATAGTTATCTTGATCTAAAGGATCATTATCTGTTGTCAAACTCTCTAATAGTTTATTAAATGACGTTACAAAAATAATTAATGTAAATAAAATAAATATAAATAATTTCTTATTTTTTATTAAAACCATCATATTATATATATTAAAAATATAATTCTTTTATTAATTAAAACTGGTTATTTCAGCTACAGGAAAAGATATATCACTTGTATTAAATGTGGATGCATATGTTGGAGTAGGGTTATCTTCAGACACTTCTAATCTATAATCATCATCTGGGTCACCAAAATCATATTCTTGAAAGTTTCTGTTTGAACGTATAAAGACATCGTAAAGTTTTAAAACAGTTCTACATATTATTCCTACTGCTAATATAATGGTTACAAAAACTGTGTATTTTTCAAAATTTTCTGGTATAAAATTTCCTAAAATATTAACAATTATAATAACAATTAATACGAGTATAACTTCAATACCAATATTCTTATATGCGTTATATTTTAATTCATAATACCTATTAATTTCAGCCATTCTTCTTGTGTTATTTTTTACTTTGTTGCTCCAATTATCAACATCAACCATTTATATAATAACATAATAAATTATTTTATAAATGTTTATTTAGTAATGAATGCTAATAGTAATAAAACAATAATAATTATTAGGTAAATCATCATCCATATATAATTTGTAGAACGTGTTTTGGAACTGTCTTTGTTACGTAAATAACTGGTATGAAGTGTATTATAATCCTCGTCTAAATAGTCAGTTGAAATAAGGTGTTTATATAATTTTTCATCATATTCTTCCATATACTTTATCTAAAGATAAATTATTAAGAATATCGCCAATAATACAATGATAGCTACCAAGATTAAATACATATATAATCTATTTTTACGAAGACTTGCTTCTACATCATTTCTGCCTGCTATTTCGGTTACTAATGATGAATATGTATTGAGTGATGTATCAAATACAGTATTATTTAATTCTGTTGTGCGTTTAAAATCCGTATATAATTCAATTTGTTTTTTAGCTATGTTTGCGTTGCATCTATTTTTGAGTTTTTCATCTTCCATAGTGTAATTTTTCTTACTATATAAATTATCGCTAATTTTACTAAATACGGTATCAATATTTCTATTTAAGTCTAACAAACCAGTATAATAATCGTAATCATTGTTTTTATGCGATAAATTATCTAGTTTATTTTTTAAATTGTATAAATTGATGTCATCATCAATATAACTATCATATTTTTCACATGTTTTGATGTAATTATTGTATTTATTATAATCATTAGTATATTCCATATAATATATTATACGATTAATATTTTTTCAGTATGAATAATAAAATAGGGATAACTATAAGCAATGAATATATTTCGAATTTTTTACTATTGTATTGAAGTTTTTTATCATATTTAAGCTGTTTTTCTCTAGAATCATTATTTAAATCTTTTTTATAAGTTTTCCATTCTTCGTAAGTAAATGATATAGCGGATGTACCTTGTGGATTCCAACTCCAACTCTCATTAGAAGCAATATTATCACTACTACTACTGGTTTCTGCGGTTTCACATATTTCTTTTATATCATCATCAATATAAGTTTTATTTGGTAATTTATCACAAAGATACCTTTTATAAGTTTTTAAATGTTCATTCGCATAATCATAAAAATTAATTGTGTCGTTACAACTATCATCTTCGGTTATTTTTATATAATCTACACCCTTCTTAATATAAGCGAATAAATCACGTGGCATACAGTCTTCAGAATCCCATGTGGATTTTATGTAGGCTTGATACTCAAAAAATAACGAAGATGGAACACAATCACTATCAGGGTAATTCACTATACTAAGACCGATTTTATCGGAATCACACATATATAAAACAGAATATTATTTGTTATAACATAATCTGTAGTATTTACTAGTAATAGCAGTTTTGCTTGGTCTGGTAATTTCACATAGTTGTTCTGGTTTTAATCCTATTGTTGTTGCTACTGGGTCAAAACGACTAATTTCTGGAAATTTAGAATCATTTGTAATATTATATTCTTGTTTAATTGCGATTTTTTCGTCATCGGTAAACACAGAGTGTTTAGGTACTAGTGTATGTTTAAGAATATTAAATTGTAATCTTTTAATGCTTATAATAGAAACATAAATTTTATGTTCGTTCCATATTTGAACAAGTTTTGATTTTATGGAATCATTGATATCATCTTTAACTATAATAAGTAATTCATCGTTTTTACTTAGGATAGTTTCTAAATTAAATATATCTTCTACAATATCATTAATATTGTTGGGTCGCAAAGATTTTCCTAAATAATATTTTACGAAAATTTTCTGTGAATTAGAAGTATTTTCAAGTAGCAAATCTAATTGATTATTAGTTACCATTATATTAATTTCATTAATACTAAATTCATTATAATCACTTACATTAAAGTTCCTTTCTTGTAATATATCTATTAGGTTGTTTCTAGATTTATAAATCTGTTGAATTGTTTCGCTTGTAGAGGTCATTATATATATATACTTTAATTAATATTAAATCATTTCAATTATAATTTTATTTGTTTGAGTTCTTCTCCATCACCAGGTTTACCTTCGCCTTTTCCTTCTCCAGGTTTATCTTCTCCCTCACCAATTTTAGTTTCTTCTGTTGGCAATAATATCTCAAATTCTTTTAATTCTTCCGTTGGAGTATTAGGTCTGAAAGGGGGTGAATCTTCCGTTGGAGTATTAGGTCTGTAAGGGGGTGAATAATCAGTTTGAGGTGCTGGTATTGTTAATTCGTCTACTGTTGTTAGTGTAAACTCATTTGTAACATTAGAACGTATAATAATATCTTCATCATCAATTCCTGTAATTACCCAATCGCTATTTGATTCGTCTCCCACAAATTTAACTTTTTGTTGCACTAATAAATCTTGCAATAATGGTTTAATCATAGCGGGTGTAGGAGCGACGACAGGTGTAGGAACGACGACAGGAGTAGGAACGACAACAGGAGTAGGTGTAGGAGCGACGACAGGAGTAGGTGTAGGAGCGACGACAGGAGTAGGTGTAGGAGCAACGACAGCAGGAGCGACAACAGGAGCAACAGGTTGACCAATTACAGTATATTCTGTTGTTTCAGGTTTAAGGGTGAATTTAAATTCTTTGTCGCGGTTTGTTCTAACGAGTTTTCTAATAGTATTGGTGATGTTAGGTTCTGAAGTTTGCAAAAGTTTATTAATATTGTTTGAGTAAGACATATGAGCTATTTGCTCAATATTATCAGCTGTAATTATTCTTATTTGAATGTTCATTGTAGCCAATTCGTGCATAAGTAATTTGAAGGAATACGGTACTCTTATAATGGAAAAAGACTTGCCATTTTTAGAAGTCATATCAACATTATAATTTCCTTCTTTATTTTGTGTAAAATTAATGGGTCCATCTACGGCTGGACTTAAATATATATTTTGTTCTTTATTATAAATTGCCAATAATCCGGATTTATTACATATTGTGACATAATATTCGTCACCTCTAACCATTAAAGACTCATTAAGAAAGTTGGACATTCCATGTGCCAAAACCCCGTCGCGTTCCATTTCTCCTATTCTTAATCCACCATCGTTGGCACGTCCGCCTACGGTTTGTCTTGTAAGATTTGAACGGGGACCATTTGCTCTGTAATTAATTTTATCTTTAACCATATGTTTTAGTCGCATGTAGTATGTTGGTCCCATAAATATTTCGCTTGTTATTTGTGCACCTGTCATACCATTATATAAAAGTTCAGTCCCGCTAGAATGATAACCATAATTAGATAATATATCTCCATACATTTCGCTTTTATTACCTTCATTGTTGAAAGCCGTACACGAACCAAATCCTCCTATTTCTAGATGAGCTTTCCCCATGACTGTTTCTACTAGTTGTCCAATAGTCATTCTAGATGGTAATGCATGAGGATTAATGATCATATCGGGGCGTCGTCCGTCTGCTGTAAAAGGCATGTCAGATTCTGGTATAATTAATCCGATTGTTCCTTTTTGACCGCACCGACTGCAAAATTTATCACCTATTGCTGGTATTCTTTCTTCGCGTATTCTTACTTTTGCGATTCTGAATCCTTCCTCACCTTCGGTCATGAATGTTTTATCAACATATCCAAGTTGTCCTTTTTTAGGTGAAATAGAAGAATCAACTGCTTTATTTGGGTCGGTAATATCAGACAATGCCATTCCAATTAGAACTATTTTGTCGTCAAGTTTTGTATTTTCTTTAATAAGTCCATATTCATCAAGATGACTATAATCGTAACCAGGTTTAAGATTAAATACGTTTAATTTATTTTCAATATTAGCAAATTTAACGTCAATATTTGAACCGGCTACTTTTGTGCTTTCCTCGCGCGCCTCATAAGAATTGAAATATGTAGTATTAAAAATCCCTCTCTGTATTGATGCTTGATTAAAGAGGACCGCATCTTCGGTATTATATCCAGTATAACACATAATAGCTACAATAGCATTAACACCATTAGGATGTAGTTCGTTATTGATGTGTTTAAGGTACTTGCTCTTAATTAAAGGAATTTGTCCATAATTTAATACAACTCCCATTTTATCAATTCGGTTTTGGTAATTAGAATGGTATACAGAAACAGCTTGCTTGCTTTGACCACAAGAGAAAAGGTCTCGCGGAAGTTGGTTATTTTCTGGAAATATAACCTGATTTCCCATAACTCCAAATATTAACGATGGATGTATTTCAATGTGAGTATGTCGTTTTTCCATTTTTGAAGCGTTTGTAGTTATAAATGCGGTTTCAGACTCTGCACTATCTATATATTCAACAATAGCTTTATTTTTATTAAGAATGCCTACACCCTCGGTGTTGGTTGAACTTGTTTTATATAGTTCTTGAAGAGTGTATACATTATTAATTTGTGTAGAATATTCTAGGTGTTTTGTATTTAATCCAGAAACGATATTTTCCCAAGTGATGGTTTCATTTTTAATTTTTTCAATAAAGGAAGGATTATCGTAAGATGGTTTGTCATTTTCAATATAGAAAATAGGTCTAGCAAGTCTACCCGAGTCAGTATAAATATAAACAGTTTTTTCTTTAATATCCCATGATATACTGGTGTATATTGGAATTATAGCGATTTTTTTATAGAATCTTAAAATGTTAACTATTTGAAAAGGAGTATCAGTTAATCCGCACCAATCACCATTTATCATAATTTTAGTAAGATGATATATTTGATTAGGTACACATTCCTGTAGGAAGGACATATTTAATTTTCTTAATATTGGTATGAGTTTATACTTTGAATATCCGTCGGTGATAAGTGTAGATATAGATAAATGTTTATGTAACCCTACATTACCGCCGTCAGGTGTATCAACAGGATCTATAATGCCCCATTGGGAACCGTGTAGTAATCTTGGTCCTATAACCTTTGCACTTGAATCTAATGGTAAACTCACTTTTCTAAGTTGAGATATGAAGGAATTAAATGAAAGACGGTTAAGATCTTGTACGAGACCAATTTTTTTTGTATGTTCGGTAGCGCCCCAATTTCCTTTAAATCCTTTTTTAAATCCATTTTCAAGTATTCTTTCTTTAAAATACTCTTGATAATTATTTAGTATAAGGTTTTGAAAATTGTTTTCATAAATGCCTTCATGATAATAGTATTCTTTATCTATTTTTAAATATATATTTTTTTGCTGTAAAGTATAATATTCTTTAAATAGGTCAGATATGAGTTTGCCTGTAAGTTCAACGCGTTTATATTTAAAGTTATCTCTATCGGTGGGTTTTTCTGTTCCTGTGAATACTTTTATCAATTTATATGTCATGTATCCAACAAAGTAAGCTTTATCTATAAAATTGTCTACTCCTATATGAGGTAAGAAATAATCAGATAATATTTCTAATACATAAGGAACAGTTTTACCTTTTGTGAAGGTGGCAATATATTTGATTGCTAATTCTCTTGAAAAGATCTTGGATGCGTCATGTATGGAAGGTACAAACAACTCTATTAAATCAGAGTTGGCATTAATATCAAGTAAACAAAATTCTATAATTTTTTTGTCTGATACTACACCCAATGCTCTCATTAATATAAATAATGGAATAGGTTTTCTAACGTTTGGAATAACGACAACAAACTGGTTGTTTGTGAGTGTGGTTGAAGGTGCGACTATTCTGACGGCACTGGTTCTTACAGGTTTAGACGAGTCTTCTGAAACAGAACGAATTTCGGCAGTATGACTATATATATCGCTATACTTATCCCTAATATAAAGCATATTATCTGCAAATTTTTCCTGACATATTATGGATTTTTCTTTTCCATCGATAATAAAATATCCACCGTGGTCGTTTTTGCATTCACCCATATTAAATTTAACATCGCGAGATAAGGTTTTTAAGACACAAAGGTCCGAATTTAACATAATTGGGAATCTTCCGAGAAATATGTTATCTAAACTGACGACTTGCGTTTCAAAAGTTTCGTCGTCATTCATAATTTCAAATTCCACATCTACATCGATGTGTATTGAGAATCCGTATGACATATTTCTTAATCGTGCTTCATTAGGATACATATAATGTGAATTATTCTCGTCATATATTATTGGTTTCCCATAATATATTTTGTTGCCTTCTTTACCTGCTAAATAAATATTACATTTATATTTATGCTCTTTAGATTTTGTTTTGGTCGTAATTGGTTGTTTCATAATTTTGATTGGATTTTTTTGTTTAAAGATATTGAAGATTTCTTTATTAAAAAAGTCGTTGTATGATGTGAGGTGATGATTAATTAGGTAATCAGGATTATCTTTAAAATATGTTTCAATAATTTTCCAGTTAATATCCATTATAAATATTTAATACAATAAAAATTTTATATCGTATTAAATATTATATCGTATTAAATATTATATCGTATTAAAACGTGTGTTTATACAATTCGAGTGCGAGAAGACCGCCTGATACTTGTGCGAGTATGTAAGGCAACATGTCTTTTTGTTCAGATTTTCCGGCAACGGTCATTGCTATTGTTACTGCCGGGTTAAAGTTACCACCAGATATTTTTCCTCCAATTAATATAGCAATTACGAGCGCGGCACCAATAGCGAGTGGTTGTCCAACCGCCAATATAATGTAAATGAAAAATAAAGTACCAACAAATTCTACTAAATATTTATTCATATTTGTATCAATCATATAATAAATATAAATATTTTATTTGTTAAATTTTTTTGGAGTGATTGTGCCTAAACTCCGCATTTTTCCTAGATGTGATTTCACAGTATTAACATTGCCACCATCGCTGTAATTAGTTTTATTTTGAACATTTTCTTTAATAGCATTAATTTTTTTTAAATTAGTATAACTGCTTGAATCCTGGTATTTTCCAAACGAACCACCACCAGAATTATTATTACTATAAGAATTATTATTACTATAAGTTTTATATATTGAAAACATATTACCGTGCAATGCGGTGTTAGTTGAAGTTAGATTATTGCCAGGCATATATATTAGTATAATAAAATTTATAACGCGCTATCGTTGTAATTTCTGTTTCTTGCTTGTAGTTTTTTAAAACGTATGTAATCAGATGAATCGTACACAAAATTTGCGGATTTTCCTGAAGCGGGCGGGCGTGTACTTTTTGCCCCACCTCTTATTTTTAAATCTGGGTCACCGGCATTCATGGCAAGACGGAACGGGGTTTGAGCAAAATTATTAGTCATTATAAAATTGCCATTTGATTTAGATGTTGTGGGGAATGATTTACTTACAATTTTTTTTTCCGTAGAAAAGCTAAATTCGTTGGTTGTATTAGAGGTTTTAACAGCAGATAAGCCCCTAATTCCTTGACCTAATAAAGTAAATGTGAATGTTGACATATATTATAACCTTATATATTATTTTTAAGAATATTTATTCTATTTTTTAAATCGTTAATAATAATATCGTTTGATTTTATTTTTGTATTTAATTCTTTTATCGCACCGGTAAGGTATGGTTGAACACCATTATAATTTAAACTAAGCATTGCATTGTCGTCATTTACAAGGTGTGTAAGTTCAGGAATGGCAGATATATCTTGCGCGATATATCCAGTTTCTATTTTCGCATCATTTGGTAGATTATTAACATTTAGAGTATTATTTTCAATATAAGGTGTAATAGTTTTATAGTATTTATATGGTTTAATTTTATTGATGGTTTGAATGCAGTTACTTAAATCGGTTTCGTTGTGTTTTTCTCTGTCGTCAGAAAGATTGTAAACATTTCCTGCTTCTATTTTATAGGAATTTAGATAATTTGCATATATTGCTGTGGTGTAAGAATTTGAAATCTCATTGTAACTTCCTGGGTCATTAGTACCAATATCTTCACCATCATCACCATCATAGTGTGTAAAATCATAGTCTTTAAATATTAATTTAGAGAATGGAATAATGTTTATTGGAGTTTGAAAAACGACACTAGTATCAAAAATTAACGTATAATTAGATATATCATATTTCAAGATATAATTATTACTATTATCTTTAATTAAGTCTTTATAATAATTAATGAAAATTTTTTTTTCAATAGTTGTTAGTAGTGTGTTGATACTGATATCATTCAAATATAATCCCTTACATTTAGAATTATCGTTGATAGATGTATCTAATATAGGAACACAATTATTGGATATCTCATATCGCTGCATATTGGTTGAAAGGTCAGGAATTAAGTTTTCATAATTGATAAAATTCCCGGTTTCATTGATAGGTTTATAATGGTCATATACAAAGGTTTCTTTATCGTAAGGTATATTATTTCCTAAACTAATATCATAACCATCGCTAATATTGGTCGAAGGGTCGTAAATGGCATATAGATTGAAGGAATCCATTTTTAAATTAAATAAAATATTTTGATAGTGGCTATTAGAAATATCATTATCTCCTCTCGTCTGATGACTTATTACGTTACTTCCCAAACGTTTGATATTATTGTAACTTGTAGGATAATTCCAATTATACGATATAAAATTATCTGGTATAATACCGCCACTGATTTCGTTACTCGAGGAATCATAAGGAACTAGATAACTAGGGTCAAAGAAATATTCTAAGAAAGTACTTTTATCGTAAAACGTATAAATATTATTGGGTTGTCTATACCCAGATATATCATGTATTTGATAATCAAACGACGTTATTAGTGAAGGTTTATTATTAATATAAAGGGCAGTAAAAGGAACATATTTATTAAAATGTGTATTTCTTGGTTTTAATCCGTCTGTACTAATATTTGTCGATTGCACATTGCTAATATCAGTTAAAGAACCGGATGTTTTATATGCTTCTACATTAACATTATTTTCTTGACTATAATAATTACCACTGGTTTCTGCAAGTAAAGCATTAATTTCAGATATACTCCAATTACCTGAAGGTAATTTTATTTTAAAAACATAATTGTTTAAACATATATCATTTACATAAACATCATTTGCTAATTTATTTTCGTCAATGGAATAAATAATAGTGTTATTACTATCGTCGATATTAAAAATTTTTTCATTGCGTTCATAAGAGAATGAGGTTACAAATGTGTGGTTAGATAGTTCAAGAATGAAATTTTTTTTATCCTTGCTAAATGTACCTGTAAAACAATTACTAGTATCTGATGTAGGTTCATAAAAGTTATTATTTGATAGTTCTCTTACTGTAAACGATACGTCTAAATTGTTAAAATCCTGTATTTTAAGTTTATTAATGGACAAGTCGTCATTTGTAGTGGTATTAAATTCAAATTTTAAATAAGAGTAGTAACTATTTGTATCAATAAAGTTAATATAGCTTTTGCTTATATCACTACTACTAATAGTGATAGTGGTATTAGATAAATCTAAATAATTTATAGTTGAGTTACTTGCATCTAATTTATTTATATTACTATAACTAATATCACATTTGTTATTAACAATAAGCGTATCTATACTTAGGTCACTTACGGTAAATGTTGATCCTAAAGAAAATGAAATATCCGTGGTTTCTAGTGTATTAATGACACCTGATAAACAATTAATAGTAATATTAGACGGTTCTATAGAATTGAACATAAGTTCGTCGGTAATAACAAAAGAAATGTCTATTTTAGATAAGTCTAATACTACACCATCATTCGTTCTTTTTATTATTTCTCTGCTTGGTGTATTGAGTATAATTTCATTAACATCATCTTTAATAATAAATTCATAATTTTTAGGTCCATTATTTGATATATCAGCATTGCTTCCGTTGGTGATGGGACGTTTTTCTATAAAATCTATTTGATTATAATTTATAAATTCAATGTTTTTGTTATAATTGTTATCATTAATGTTTAATTCCATTGGTGTTCTAGATATTTGAATCTTTGTTTTAGGTTTTTCATTAAAAGTAAAGTTAATATTTTCGTTATAACTGATGTCATCGTTAATTCCAAGATATTTTAATAATTTTGAATCGCTGCTAATATTTATATTAGCAGTATCAATGTCGTTACTAAACCGGAACTTAAAATTAGGATAAGTGTTGTCAATTTGAATGGGATATTTATTGATACTGGTTCCAAATACACCATTTGGAATAATATCACCTGATAGGTCGTTTAATAAAGTATTAAGTATTTCAATAGATAAGTTGCTTGAATCAGTTATATAAGAATATTGTGTTTCTTTTAACGAAACATTTACTCCGTAGAATGTTCCGTCTACTGAACTAGCAACCAACTCAACATTACTCAAATCATTACTCAAATGATTCATATACGTATCTGGGTTTAAATATACTGATGATATATCATCCTTATTACTTGTATAATACATTATGAATGATGGATCATTAATATTATTAAGGTTAAAATTTTCAATATTAAATATATCATTTGATGTGTATGTTTCATAATACATATATTTTGGAACGGTTTGCGATGGGAAGAATTCAAAGACATAATCATAGGAGAGGTTCCCTTCTATATTATTAATTGATTGTATATTAACAGGTTTACTATCGCCTATTATACGGTATGGTAAATTTTTAGAGAGGTCATAGTATCTATCTTGAAACACAGGTAATCTTCTCCATAAAACAAAAGACACATCACCAAGTACATAATTTTTAAACTGAATATTGTTTAAGACTATTTCTCTATCAAAAATAAATTGTAAATATTTAACAATATTTAAACTGAAATCAATATATTTAATGTTATTTATACTATTACCACAGCAATCTATGCCTAACGAGTTATTATGAATATAATTATTCTCAAATTGTATATATGACATATCTATTAAATTATCGCCTGCAGGTATTTTTGTAAATCCTGCATCAATTTCTTGTTTTAATTTAATTCTATCGAAATAATAATTTTTTGATATATTATAAGGTGTAGTTTTAACTGAAAATAATTTTTCATAAGACATATATATATCTATTTATTTATTTTTTCTCAATAGTTTCTACTTGTTTTTTAATTATATTAATTTCATTACTAATGTTATTAACTAACACATCAAGTTCCTGTATAGATTTAGTTATGTAAGGTTGTATTTCTGTATACTTCAATGCGAGTATTTTTCCATTTTTGACAACATGATTTAATTCTGGAATATCGTTAGATATATCTTGGGCAATATAACCCGAACATCGTTTAGATTTAATAATATCATTTTCAATTATGCTATTATTCTTAATGTAAGTTTTTGGTTTTATTTTACATATAGTTTCAAGTGCGTTAGTAATCGAGGTTTCATTATGCTTTAATCTGTCATCAGAATTATTAGTTAAATAATTTACTTCGATAGTCCCAAAATATGCAGACCCCATATCAAGAGTTGTATTATTTCTATAACGGTCTTGATAATAAAAAGGATAATAATAATTCTCGGCACTAAGGACAGAACTTGTTATTGATATTGTATTACATTTTAGAGTACCATAAATAGTGGTAGTATTAATTTCATTGTCGCCTATTGATATTGAACCATCATATTTAATAATATTATTTTCATTAATATCAATTAATTTACTATTCTTATTTAATTTAAAACACGTGTTGTATACATTTAAATTATTGTATAAATTAATATTATTAGCTGAAACTTCATAACTATTAAAACTATTACAACTTACTTCGCTAATATCAGAAACTGTACCATTATAATTATATATATTTTTTCGATTAAATGAAATATCATTATTAACAAAAAAATTATTGGTCACATTGACTGATTGACAATTAATATTATTGATACTTACGTCATTAGTAGTCAATTTATATGTATTAGACTCATAGTTTATAAGAGTAACATCTATAAGACTTGCATCAAATTTATGAGATTCAGCATAGAGACCTTGATTAAAAATATTTTTAGTTTTATAATACAAAAAATCATCATTATTTCTAAAATTCAAACTTCCAACATGAAATAAAGATTTCCCACTCATATTAATACCGCTACCATCAGTCATTAATTTAATAAAAGAAACATCATATATTTCAGTTATGTATCCAGACATATTAATTATTAATATATTAATTAATTATTAATTAATAATTAATAATCAATAATTAATATATTAATTATTTATCATTGTAATGATTGTAATTCAGATTTTAATTCATTGATAGTGTTAGTTTGAGCTAAAATGATACTATATAGTTCTTGAATAGATTTTACAAGATATGGTTGTATAGCAGTATAATTTAAATAATAAGTACCGTTAAATATATCAACTACGTATGATATATCAGTTATATTTTTTACTTCTTGTGCTATATATCCAGTCTCAATAGTATTAGTATTTGTTTTTACATATATTTTAGACTGAAGTAATTCAATTGTATTCATCGCATTACTTATGTCTTTTTCATCATATTTAAGTCTATCATCAGACGTTATATATATATCATTAACTCTAATAGTATTAATATCTGCTGTATATGGTGTTATTATATCATATAATGAATCAATACTACTGAAGTTTCCTGTGGGTTTGAAGTTGTTTATCAATAAATTTTTTTTAATATCGAAATTAATATTGTTATAAATTCCTTCAGAAGATATTCCAAAAGATAAAATACTAGAACAATTATCATAACAAATAATATTCTTTGAATTATATGACAATATATATGCATAACTAGTGTCAACACTATTAACTAT